TTCTCGGTGACGGCGATCTGGTTGCCCGTAGTACCACTCCACCGGCACATCAGATCGACCTGGCCGACGACTGTGGAGGTGGCGTTAACTGGCAGGTCGGGGAACGCGTTGACCGCGTCCATGAACGCTGTAGCGATATCGGTATTTTCGTCGCCGACTGCGATTTTTACGCTTACGCGCTGGCCTGCGATATATCTCGTAAATGTGCCCGCCGCGAGTGCGGTGCCGGAAATAGTCAGCCGGTAGCTAGTCGCTGTGCCACTTTCCTCACTCAAAATCGGCATCGCCCACACATCGGCGCGAGTATTGGCGCGGAAAAACGCCTTGAACATTGCGGCCAGCATAGACCCGCGCCCGAACAGGCCGTCCACCGCATTGACGTTGGTCACCCTGATGGGGGTTCCTGGCACGGCGGTGCCCATCGGGAGTATCTGCCCGAGCACGACGGTGCGATTGGGCAGTTCGGCCAGCCCCTGCACCGCGCGGTTGTTGTCGATTTCGATGTACGCGCCAGGGGTCAGCACGACCCCGATGGTATTAAATTCCATTTATGCCGCTCCTTCCGTGGCCGGTTTAGCGGCCTTCTTGGCGCTGGCCTTGGCTTCGACGGCGGCGCTGATCGTGACGTCGTCATCGGTAGCGCGACGCCTCCAGTAGCTGGAGTCCTCGACGTTTTTGCCGTCCGCCGGCAGATGCTTCCCGTCCGCCGGGTCGCGCACCTTCAGGCCGTCGGCTGGCGTGACTCTGATTTTCATGGTTGCCTCATCTGGTAAGTGTCCTCGGCCTCGGGTGCCCCGTCGCCGTTTGTGTCGTATGTCGCGTTGACCGTGAGCAGATCGTCGACGCCGTCGAGATCCCGTTCGTCGATGACCGTCAGCTGCTCGAAGCGGACGATCCAAATCACCATGCCCGCTTCCTTGTCCATCTTCCCGTCGTACAAATTCTTGGCCACGACCCCGTGCGGCGCGGCCAGGAAAGCCTCCGCACTGCCCCACAGCTGCCCCTTGCGCTTGGCCAGGCAGGCGAGCCCGGACGCGATCCGTTTCGCGACGGTCGATCTGTTTTTGCCGACCTGGTCGCCGGTGACGATTGTGATCACGTACTCGGTTTGAGCGCACCAGCCTGCGGCGCGCAGCTCAACGTCGTCGAAACCGATGACAGTGAGGAGCACCGCCGGGGTTTTCTTCCCGAGGTTCGCCAGATCGCCCGGCGCGAACTTCCCGCCGTGAGTATCGATAGTCCCGACGTCGATTTTAGCGGCCTTCAATCGCTCTTTAATGGTCGCTAAAATCGCCTTTTCAGCCGCATCCAGACTCATCGGATTTCCCCGTTCAGGTGCTTTTGCGCGAGCGCCTCGAAATAATCGTTCAGCGCGGCGCTGATGCCCTCGTCTCCGGAGCCGATGCCCAGATAGGGCCTGGCCGGGATGTTGCGTTTGAGCTTCCGGGGGCCGACCGACTGATAGACGCCGAATTTCAGCGGCTTCCCGAACGCTTCCTTGATCAGCCTCGTGTGGGCCCGGACGTTGACGGTGCGGCTGTCGCCGAACTGGTGCGTGGCCGCGTAGGCCAGGTTCGAGCCGACCCGGACCCGTTTGCCGTTGTTCTCCTGCGTTATCGAGGCGATCAGAAAACCCTCGAACTCGAGGATTCCGCCGCTTGATCGCTCCTTCTTCCAGTCCTCGTAATCCTCCGAGAGCGGCGCCCAGGGCGTGCCGTCCGGGCTCGTCTTCTCCTCGGAGAGCCGCCGCCTGGTCTGGCTTTCCACCACGGCCCCGACCACGTCCAGCACGTCGCCCGCCGCTTCGCGCGCGTATTTCTCCAGCCGGTCGCCGATTTTGGCGACGGCGGGGAGGCCGCGAACGTCGAAGACCAGCGCCGCGCCAGCCATCTAAAAGTCCTTCATGTTGTCGCGCGTGAACACGCGGTCGGCGGAGGCGATCTGCGCCGTGTTGTTGCCCGACGTGGGCGGCGGGGTGGATGCGCCGAGGGAGAGTTTCCCCTCGGCCACCCGCTCCAGGAACCTCACCGCGTCGGTGTAGCGCTGGCGGCGCTCGTCGGTGTTGACTCCGGCGCGATCCGCGAGGTAGTGCACCGCCACGTCCACCGCGTAGCGTTTGAGGATCGCGGGCGTGGGGGTGATCGGTACGGTGTAGCGGCTGCCGAGGTAGCCGTCGATAAACGCGGAGGCGTCGACCAGCGCCCGGTCGACCGACTCGGTATCCACCGAGCCGCCGTCGTCCCGGTCGGCGAGGATGTGCAGCAGCTCCTCGCCATAGGCCAGTTCGATGTCCTCGCGCGTCGCGTAGGCCATGGTCTACTTGCCGCCCTTCTTGCCGGTGGCGGTGTCGGGCTTCTTGAGTTTCTCGATCTCGGCTTCAGCCGCCGCGAGCTTGGCCTTCAGCTCGTCGACCTGGTCGCTGATGACGGCGGCCTTTTTGAGGTCGGCTTCCAGCAGCCCGATCTTGCTCTTGGCCTGGGACAGCTCTTCATTGAGCGCGGTGTGTTCGCTGCGGGCCTCGAAGAGGGCGTCGTTGTCTTCCTTGAGTGTCCTGTTCTCGGCCTTGAGCTGGTCGCGCTCGTCGGTGACCTGGGCGAGCGTCTCGGCCAGGGTGGCGGACTCGTCGGTCAGGATGCCGCCGAACCGGACGGAGAGGTTCGGATCCTCCATGAGCTGCTCGAGCTGCTCGTCGGTGAGCTGGTTTTCGGAGTAGACGTTTTCGCCTTTCCGGAAACCGAGGCCCGCCCGGCGGTAGCCCTCCTGATTGCAGATGATTTTCACTTCCATTTTCAGGTCTCCTTAAATCCCCGGAGGCGCGAGGCCTCCGGGGTAACTCATCCACGTTTTTTGGTTTGCCCGATTAGGTCAGGTACGGGCTGACGATCAGCTCGAAACGCTTGTAGTTCGGGTTGGCCGCGCCGTTGGCGAGCGTCGGCGTGTCGTTGAGCAGTTCGGCGGCTGCCATGTTGCTCGGGCCGACCACGAGGATCGTGGGCTTGATCGCGAGCGGATGACCTTCGTCGGATTTCAGGCTCATCATCGACTTCCGCGCGTCGGCTATGTTGTCGGCGTTGAGGGCGGCCTTCGAGCCGAAAGCCATCTGCCAGAAGCCGAAGCCCACGTTGACGCGAGCATCGACCCCGTAGATGTATTCATTGCGCATGAAAACGTTGTCGTCCTTGTCGTCGGTCAGCGAAACGAATTTGTATTCCTTGCGCTTCTGGAAAATGAGCGGCTTGAGCGGACGGCTCGCATCGAGCAGGAACCAGGGCGCGCCAGCTCCGGCCTGCATGTTGCTGACCGAAGTAATCGCTCCGGTTTCCGGGTTTTTCACCGGATGATCGGTGTCGAAAAAGAACTGGCCGTCGTAGCAGGTTTTGCTGAAACCATCGGCCAGCAGGCCGAAGACCAGTTCATCCGGGTGATGGGCCGAAGAGTCGCCCATCTCCTGCATGAGCGGGTTGTAGATGCCGACCTGATCATCCTCGATATCGTTCTTGTCCACGGCGACGGTGGATTCAAACGGCTCGTTTTTGATCGAGTAGCCGTGCGTCTCCATCTTCTTGATGTGACGCTCGCCGATCCACTTGCGCATCTTCGGGAACTTCCCGAGCCAGCCGTACTCGTTTTCTTTCGTGCTGGACGGCACCAGCGTGGCGATCTTCTGCCACTGGGTTGTCGCCGAGGCGAACGCCTGCGCGTAGAGCGCGACGAACGCGACGTAGAGATTGCGAAGAGTCGTTCCGTTTACCTGCATTGTCGTTGTCTCCTATCGTGGCGGCGCGTTATGCGCTCGGCGTGATCGTGATGACCGCATCGGCGGTTACTGCGGCGTCGTTCGTGCCGCCCACCGTGAGGCTGATGACGTTGCCCACGGCAACGGTTTTCGCGGCGGAGGGCGCGGCGCTGTCCACGTCGCCCGCAGCCGAGCCCGCCTGGGTGACAGTGACGACGCCGTTGGTGATGGCGACCGCGCCGATCTTGCCGGTGAGGGTGGCGTCGCCGGTGGTGAGCGCGCCGTTGAGCACCGTCCGGATCGAATCGATCGTGCCCGCGACGGGGCTGACCAGACGCTTGACCTGGGCG